AATAGTGGAGTCTTACAATTAGTTCTTGGAGTAGTTCTGATTGTTGCAGGTGTGATGACTGGCGGTACGTCTTCAGCTTACGGTGTTGCATTAATTGGCGCTGGTGCAGGCATGGCTATGGGAGGTATTGCATCAATGCTCATGCCGAAAGCCCAAACTAATCAAAATCAAAACCAAGACGGGAACCGGGCAAACTTTGGTTTTGGGAGTGCAGTAACCACAGCAGCGCAAGGTTACCCAGTACCGATTCTCTATGGTAGACGTGAAGTCGGCGGCTTCGTATTAAGTGCTGGTCAATATCCAGAAGATCAGATGTAATTTTTAAGTTAGTTATAGGCGCTTTTTGGCGCCTTTTTTATTGCGTGGGATTTGATATGACAGTGATGGTAAAAGGCGCAAAAAAGGGAAACCAGCAACCAAGACAACCAGTAGTTGCACCAGACTCCGCACAATCTAAAACTTATATAAAAGAGTTGATTGGTCTAGCGGAGGGTGAAGTCGAGGGATTAGCAAACGGCTATCAATCAATTTTGCTTGAAGATACTCCGTTGCAAGATGAAAACGGCAACAAGAACTTTGAAAACGTTACTGTTAATTTTAGATCCGGAACAAACGATCAAGAATACATTGAAGGCTTCCCGGCAGTTGAAAATGAAATCCCGATTGACGTAGAGCTTAAATCATCTACACCTTGGGTGCGCTCTTTTAACAACCTAGATCTTGATGCAGTACGTTTACGTTTACGTTGGGGGCCACTACGCAACCAAGACCCAACAACGGGTGATGTTACTGGCTATACCATTGAATACGCGGTGGACTTGCAAACTGATGGCGGAGCATGGTCAGAAGTATTAAGAGCAAAAATTTCAGATAAAACATCTGATAATTATGAGCGTCCACATCGTATTGACTTACCCAAAGCCGATTCAGGCTGGCTCGTTCGTGTTCGCCGAATTACTCCCAACTCAATATCCGAATATATCAGCGACAAAATGTATGTTAAGGCTGTCACTGAAGTTATAGACGCTAAATTACGCTATCCAAATACAGCATTAGTTTCACTGCAATACGATGCTGAAACATTCGGTGGATCAGTCGCAAAACTTGCGGTTGATTTGAAAGGCGTAAAAATTAAGGTACCGACAAATTACAACCCTGAAACCCGCGAATACATTGGGTTTTGGGATGGCACTTTTAAACGCGCATATTCAAACAACCCTGCATGGATTTACTATGATCTTTGCACATCTAAGCGCTACGGAATTGGTGAGCGAATTACAGATGGAATGCTTGATAAATGGTCTTTATACCGTTTAGCCCAATACTGTGATGAGTTGGTACCAGACGGGTTGGGCGGTCAAGAACCACGTTTCACATGTAACATTTATCTTCAGAGCGCTGAAGATGCTTATAGCATTCTTACAAAATTAGCTGGTGTTTTTCGAGCTATTACTTATTGGGATGGGGATAGCATTGTTTGTGATGCTGATATTCCACAAGATACCTATTTCACATATACCCGGGCAAATATTATCGGGGAGCCGGATCATAATGGTACACGTGCCCGTGATAGACATAATGCAGTAAAAGTAGCTTGGGATAACCCAGCCAATCACTATAAGACTGAATATGAATTTGTGCGTGATGAGAAAGCCATTTCTGAAATGAAACAGGTGCGCTTACTTGAACTTGATGCGTGGGGGTGCACATCGCGTGGGCAAGCACAACGAGCAGGCTTGTGGGCTTTAAAGTTTGAACAACTTGAAACACGTACTGTGACTTTTAAAGTTGGATTAGACGGCCATATTCCTTTGCCGGGTAAAGTGATTGAATTTGCAGATCCTATTTTTGCTGGAAGAGCAAACGGTGGTCGCATTTCATCAATTTCAGCAGATCGAAAAAGCATTACTCTTGACCGTGATGATGTGGTCGCAGTAGCGGGTGATAGACTCATCATTAATGGAGAAAACGGGAAAGCTCAAACTCGTATTATTCAATCAATTACAGGTCGGGTCATAACTGTTACTGTAGCTTTTGATGAAATTGCACCTCAAAACGTTTGGGTTATTGATGCTCAAGATTTGGCAACGCTTAAATTTAGGGTTTTGTCAGTAGTTCAAAGTGATTCACATCAATTTACTATTACAGCGCTTGAGTACAATCCGAAAAAGTTTGATGCAATTGATCATGGCGCTCATTATATCGATGTGCCAATTTCAATTGTTAATCCCAATATTCAAGAACCAGTTTCAAATATTGTTATTACAAGCGAAGATCGGGTGGATCAAGGTATTAATGTTGCCACCATGGTTGTGTCTTGGACGCAAGCAAAAGGTGCGGTTAAGTATCTGGTTGAATGGCGGAAAGATGATGGTAGCTGGATTAAGCTGCCAGTTACCGGCAATAACTCAATTGAGTTGCCGGGTATTTATGCTGGCAACTATCAAGCAAAAGTTACAGCGGTTAATGCTTCGGATATTTCCTCTTTACCAACTTATTCAGTTGTCACTAAGCTTAATGGCAAGCAAGGTTTGCCACCAGCTTTAGCATTCATCCAAGCAACAGGTATTTTGTTTGGTATGCGCCTAAATTGGGGTTTTCCTGCAACTGGTGCACTTGATACGGCTTATACCGAGATTCAAGTTTCACCGGATGGTACCAGCAACATTGCTCAATTGGGTTTATTTGCTTATCCAACGACAACACATACTTTGCAAGGTTTACAGCCAAATTTAACTCAATTCTATCGTGGTCGCTTGATCGACAGGATTGGAAATATTGGGCCATGGTCGGACTGGACTCATGCGACAACTTCTGCCGATGCAACAGATGTTCTTGAGCTCTTGAACGATCAAATCAGTGAAACACAACTTAGTCAGGATCTTAAAACCAAGATTGATCATATTGAGACTATTGATGCTGAAATTGGACCAATTAAGCAAGATATTCAAAATACGAAAGATCAAATTGCACAAGAAGTCATTGATCGTCAAAACGCTATTCAGCAAGCCAAAGAAGGTTTATCACAGCAAATCATTGCAGGTGATGAAGGTGTTCTTGAAGTTGTAAATACTGTTAAACAGTCAAGTGATGAGGGAATTGCAGCGGCTCAAGAAAGTATTCGAGTTGTTGCAAATGATCTTTCACTTGTAGCTGAAAAAACGGACGGTGTATATGCACAGCTTAATCCACCTTTGATTGGATCTGAATCAGATCTAATTGGTAACGATCAAGGTTTTGCTGGCACATGGTCTGTTCAATCGGCAATGATCGAAGGAGACTTGGCACTTAGTAAGCGCATTGATACAACCGTTGTTGAAGTAAATGATTTACGTGCGTACGCTCAGCAAGAGGTTCAAGCGCGTATAGAGGGTGACAAAGTAACAGTTCAAAAGATTGATACTTATATTGCTAGCAATGATAGTGCTTTAGCCACGGTACGCCAATCTGCACAAGTCGCGGTAGATCAGTCTTCGGCAAATGCTGAAGCGATTAAGAATATTAATCTTGCTCTAAATGATAAGGTCAACATAGGTGCACTTGATCAGGTTAAGTTGGATATTAAGGAGGTAGATAAAAAGGTTGTTGCTCAAACTACTCGTATTGACGGTGTTTATGCACAGTTAAATCCACCTTTAATTGGTTCAGAATCTGACTTGATCGGAAATGAAGGTGGTTATGCAGGGGTATGGACGGAGCAGTCAGCACGCATCGAAGGGGATTTGGCCCAAGCTAAACTTACTGAACAGCTTTCTGCTCAAATGAATGAGAACAGCGCTGTATTCAAGCGTCAGCTCGAGGCAAATTCGAGTGCTATTTCTTCTAGTTTAAAATTAACTGAAACATTACAAACTAGGGTCGGTGAGAATAGTGCTTCTATTGAAACAGTTGCAAAAAGTGTTGATGGCGTATACGCACAGCAATTTACTAAGTTTGATGTGAATGGCCATGTTTCCGGTCATGGATCAATGAATGATGGTAATACTTCTACCTTCATTTTTAACTATGACAGCATTCAATTTGGCACACCAGTTGGTATTGATGGTATTGAGCCAAAGCCCTTAATGACATTACAGAATACGCCAGTGACGTTGCCTAATGGCACAGTCATTCCTGCTGGCTTGTACTTGGATAGTGCATCAATCGGCTATATCAATGCCACCAAAATATATGCTGAGAGTTTAAGCGCAATCAGTGCGGATTTAGGAACGATTAAAGTTAAATCTGCAAATATTGAAGACCAAGCAGTTACGACTTCAAAAATTGGAGCTTTGGCAGTTGACACCTTGCACATTAAGGATCAGGCAGTAACGCTACCAGTTGTCGCAACTAAGTCTGCTCAAAGTATGACAGAAGGGTATAGGTATACACCAAACCATTACACAATGGGCGAGTTTTTGCGGGTTGTATTATCGGGCTTTCAGCCATATTCAAACATTCTGATTGTTATGTTTGGTCAGTTGTACTTTATTCCACATCCGTCTGGTAATGCAGCTGAGGGAGATCTCACTCGTGCAACCAATGGAGCTATGTATTTTAAATTAGGAGATGATTATTTGGTTAATTATACCGCAGCTAACAATACTGAAATAACGATACCTCCTGTGAAATTTGGATCTACTGAACTTGGCACTTCATTTTCTGTGTTAACTAAAGCAGACGCTTCTGGTCAGCTAGTGCTTAGTGGTTATTTTGATATGACGACTTTTTCTTACAATAATCAGGTTAGTGCGGGCTGCTCTGACTTAACTTTCTATGCTGTGGAGTTTAAAAAATGATGGAAAAGATCTATGGAGTTTTTAATAGTGATGGCAGCTTAGATATGTTGGTCAAAGGAGAGCGTAATAATGTTTACGCAACACCGCTTCAGCATATCGAAGAAATGCAAGTTGATATGCATGATAAAAATGTTTTGCATTATTTAGATGAAAATCTAAAAGTAATCACTATTTCAGTGGTGCCAGGAAAAAAATTTGATTATGGCTCAAAAACTTGGATTGACCCACGAACAATAGATGAGGCTAAACAACAGAAATGGGAGCAAATCAAGCAGATTCGGGATCAGTATGAGTTTGGCGGATTTGAGTTTGAAAATAAGCTTTATGATTCAGACTCTAATTCTCAACTAAGAATCGCTACTGCAGCTTTGCTCGGTGTACCAGTTGAGTGGACTTTAAAAGACAATTCAGTTGTTAATCTTAGTCCTGATCAATTGATTGACTTAAAAACCGCGCTTGCAGTGCACATTAATAACATTCATGAGAGAGGGCGTATTGCACGACAGAAAATTGAAACTGCTTTGACATATGAAGAAATTGAAGCAGTAAATTTCTAATTTAAAAATTTCAATGAGAGCACCCAATCGGGTGTTTTTTTATTTCTGGAGTAATGGCTATGGAGCCACTTTCAACAAGCAGTATTACTGCATTTTTAAAGTTTTATGGTGCGGCAATTGCTGTCACCTTAGCAATTTCATTAGTTGCTGCCGTCGTTTTAATGACACGAATGCCAAGGTCTCCTCAAGAATGGGCCGTGGGTTTGATTTGCACCGTTGTTTCCAGTTTATGTGGCGGCTCATTCATTATTGTGAAGTGGGGGCTTCATGAATGGGTTACTGATGTATGGGGAATGATTGCACTTGGTGGGTTCTTCTTTGTTTGTGGTTTACCTGGTTGGGCTTTAGTCCGTTGGATCTTTAATTTCATAGATAAACAGGAAGGGAAAACGATTGTTGAAGTGATTAAAGAGTTTAAGAAAGCCAGAAAAGACATTGAAAACAGCTAATGCCGCCTTCGGGCGGTCTTGTTTAGAAGTACACGTATAAGAGAGAAATTACCTGTTGACACTGCAAGCCGCTGACTACTACGAAAACCTATTGACGACCAATATTATGAAACGACCACCTTCGGGTGGTTTTCCTTTATGTGACATTTAGTAACCAGTTTGTTAAAGTTATTATATTTATAACAATTGGTGAAATTCATGAAAAAGATAATTTTAGGGAGCATGTTAGTGGCTGTTTTTTCCACATCATTTTCACATGCTTTAGCTCCCAAAAATGGAGATGAGCCAACTTATTGTGAGCAGATTGTTTCGGTCCATGGTTTATTAACTAGAGCACAATTTGAATGTGGATATAGTGAATATAACAATGAGTTAATCTCAGATTCAGCCAAGTGTTTTCAGCATGAACTTGGCGAAGAATATGGAAAAAAAGTCCTTATATTTGGCATGAAAGAATTTGACCGAAATGTAAAGAAAGACGGGAAGAATAAGATTTGTAATAGTTTATTAAAAGAATTTCCAGAGTATGTAAGGAAGTAACTGATGAAAAAGCTACTACCAATTGCATTTTTACTCACAGCATCATTTGTAACTCACTCAGCCGATACTAATGATAAACACTGTAGAGATGTGAATAAACTTGCTGAAAATGTCATGCTCTTTAGGCAGGAAGGGGTTTCTGTGGTTAGACAAATGGAGATGATAGAGAGTATCAAACCAAGCAGGGATTTCAAAAGGTTAATGGAGATGATGGTCGAGGAAGCCTATAAAGAACCAAAGTTTGGATCAGAAGAGTATAAGGCGGAAGCAATAACTGAATTTGCAAACAATTGGTACATTCAGTGCAAGCAAGCAAATCGAAATAAATAGAGCACTTTAAGGTGCTCTAATTATTGAAATTGAGAAAAGTTTATAAGTAGGTTTTTATGAGAAAGATTATTTTATTGGGTCTTATTTGCCTTCCTGTATTCGCATATGCAAATAGTTGCGAGGTGGCAAAAAGTAAAATTAATATAAGCGGTTTAGCATTGGGTAAATCCATTTTATCACTGAAAGCAGAACATCCTAAAAATTTGAGCATAGATCATGAGACTAATAAGGCAAATATTAACTATGTTCACTCTAATGAATTTGAGGATGCTTTTAGTGGAACACCAGCTACCAATGCGGGATTCATTTCTTTTGATGGGAATACAAAGTTAATTAATGCGTTTAGCGTTAGTTTTGGTCACTTAGATAATTTTAGTGCTAATAATTATAAAAATGGGTTAGTGGCGTTGTATTCACTACCAAAAACAGGGTGGATAGAATCAAAGAGTAATGGGGTTAAAGTTTTTAAATATGAATGTACGGATTATTCTTTAGAGATTAATTACAATCCAGAAAGAAGTAGTTTTATGATTTTTAAGGAAATTTAGTTTTATGTTCTTAAGCACCCTAGGGTGCTTTTTTAATGTCTGATTTTTCTGAAACAGTAATGGTGTAACCTTTCATACGGCTAGCTAACTCCATCATTAGAGTTTCGGTAGGGATCAGTTCTACAGTTTTTTCATAATTTTGATTTTCAAAGCTTTTTTCAAGACGGGCAACAATGTCGGCATTCATTGATCGACTGTTTAACTTTGCTGATTCAAGTATTTTTTCTTTTAGTTCTTGCGTCATACGCATTTTGTATTCAACGTCTGAGCTTCTAGCCATGGTCCTATACTCGAATAAATTTTATTTATAATAATATCCCCAATGGGGATTGACAAGAAGTTTTTAAAGTCTTAAATTGTAAAAGTCCCCATTGGGGATGTAAAAAGCCCCCAACTTTCTGACGGCAAGGGGCTTTTATCAACAACCATAGGAAAGGATATTGATATGTCTAGTTTAGCATTAAGTTTTAATGAAGTGAAATTCAATCCCGTGCCACGGCAAGATGGCCAGATTTGGCTTTCTTCAGGTGAATTGGCACAAGCATTAGGATATAAACAAGAGAACGCGGTCAGTAAAATTTTTAATCGTAATTCTGATGAATTTACGGAAAATATGACACAAATTATTGATAATCCTCGGCTACCCAATTTGGGTATGCGGATCTTCTCACTACGTGGCTGCCACCTAATAGCAATATTTGCTCGTACTGCTGTAGCGAAGCAATTCCGCAAGTGGGTACTTGATGTTTTAGATAAAGAAGTTGGCACACCAGTTGCCAAAACCCACAAATCCGAACGTGAACCCCTAACCAATGCTGTAAATCTTCTTGTAGCTAAAACTAAGCATTTGAATTACAGCGATGCTTATAAATTAGTTCATCAGCGTTTCAATGTTCAGCATATTGATGAAATCCCATATGACATGATTCCTGTTGCAGTGGAATATGTTCATCATCTGATTGCGATGTACAGTAGTGCAGAGAAGAAGGCTCAAGGTTCTTTATTTGATAATGAAACATTGGGTTTGGTTAAGGATCTGGTAGATGCAATTATTTCCCAAAACTTTGTGACAAGCAAAATCTATCGTGCAATACACATGCTTAGTAATGAACAAGGTCACTACTTAGCTGAATATGCGTTTAAAACCAATATTGCAGTTCTAAAACTCACTCGAACAATGGATTTAAGAGGACCTCTTAATAGAGAAATCATTAGTGATGATTTAAAAACCATAAGCTACACAACAGGTAATCAACATTATGGCGACCGTTGGTTTCACCCACTGATGGAGTCAAGTCGATTGATGGGAGTACTTGAAATTTCAGGTAGTCTGATTCGTCACTAATAAAATCAACTTAACAAAACCCACTCATCGAGTGGGTTTTTTAATACCCAAAACAAAACCCCAGTAGCGCTAACTACCGGGGTTTTTCATTCCACCCACCGACGAAAGTAAGAGGAAAGTAAATCTATATGGAGCATTTTAAACCAATAGTGGAGCTTATAAAAGTGTCTATTGAAAAGTATGGCTTATGGCAAACAATAGTTGCATTTATTCTTTTGTTTTCCGTGCCAATCTTAATGTGGAAGTTGGATGTAATTATTGCTTCTATAAAAGCATGAACCAACTTGAAAAAACTGCGCCACCTTCGGGTGGCTTTTTTACGTCTAAAGGAAAGTGAAATGAACATCGAACAATATCTTGATGAGTTGATCAAACGAGAAGGCGGGTACGTAAATAACCCAGCAGACCGTGGTGGTGCAACTAAGTATGGAATTACTGAAGCAGTTGCTCGAGCAAATGGATTCAAAGGTAATATGCGAGATTTACCTCTGGATGTGGCCAAAGCAATTTACCGCAAAAACTATTGGACAGCTCCGCGATTTGACCAAGTAAATACAATCAGCTCAGCAGTGGCCGAAGAGCTTCTAGACACTGGTGTGAATTGCGGTACCGGCTTTGCAAAACCTCTTTTACAACGAGCTTTGAACTTACTAAACAACCAAGGTAAAGCTGGATATGCAGATTTAGAGGTTGATGGTGTTTATGGATCTGAAACTCTTAGAGCTCTAAAAACCTATCTGGCCAAACGTGGCAAAGAAGGCGAGAAGGTTTTAGTCCGTGTGCTCAATATTATGCAAGGCCAGCGTTATATTGAAATCTGTGAGCGAAATCCCACACAAGAGCAATTCTTTTATGGTTGGATTGCTAATCGAGTAGCGATTTAATTATTGTTTATTAAACAGCTCTCGGATGAGGGCTGTTTAATATGGTTAGATTAATTAGCTTTGACAAATTCTATTAAAGAATCACAAAAATTATCGCACTCTATAAGATGCTTATCTACTAATAATATAAATTTTGGACTATATTCAATATACACATTCTGTGTTGCACTTTTAAGTTTTACAATATTTCCAAACGAATTAACTAAGTCACGAGCTTTACTTAAAAAATCATCATGTTTCTTGCGATTATTTTTTTTGGGCCCTTTTTTCAGAAGAAGATTAAAGAACTCTAATTGTTCCTGAAAACTTTCATTATTTTTTACGAAAGTATCAAATATTTTTGAAATTTCACTGTTTATCATGTGATTGTTGAGTTCTGAATTATCTAGCAAAATTCTAATATGTCTTAATTGAACTTTTGTTTGTAAAATAGAATTGATTAATTCTGATGCAGAATTTGATTCAATAATTTTATTATGTTGATCTTTCCAATCATTAAATAGTGATATTGCAATTAAAGCTGCAAACAGTGTAGCTCCAATTGAAAATATATCCTTAATAAAAGAAATTTCAATTTGTTCTCCATAAAAAGATTTTAACATTACTGTTAGCATAAAGCATATAGAAACTACTATTGCAAAAATGCATATTGCATTAACTACATTGTCATTATTTATTCGCATAATACACTTATCAAAAAATTATTTACTAATAATCAATAATTCATCCCAAGTAAAGGGGTTTTTACTCAATTTATCTCTGCTCATCGACCAGTTCCGGTCTGGCACGTAACAAGGACCAACACCGAGCTTTTTCTTTCCGAATTTTGTGTGCACATTATCTAGTGTTTTCATCAATTGTTCTTTCTTATCTATAAGCTCTACTTTGGAGATTTCGCAGAAATTAAAGAAGAAGCGATAAATTTCCGAGATAAGTATTTACTTCCAGCTATAGAAGATGGTAAAAAAATAATCATTGATTGTCAGAATGTGAAAAGTGCCCCACATAGTTTTTTGAATGCATTACTTGCAACTCCAATCAAAAGGCTTGGGATGAGTGCTTATAAACAAATTCGAATAATTAATGCCGAAATGAACATTAGAGAAACTATTGATTTCATTCTAGAAGACAACACAAACTAAAAGAGGATTAAATGATGACAATTTTAAAAGAACCTCCTGAGTAATTTATTCGAAATTTTCGATGCATTATGCAAAAAAAAGCCCCATTTGATGGGGCTTTTTTTATCCATCAAGTACTGGAATCGTTATTTGGTATAAATTCTAAAATTTATCTATTTCTGTAAAGCTTTCTTCCACGACTTTCTCCTTAAGTAGATCAGAATATTTCTAACTATAAATCTTAAACTCTAATGCTTATTACGTAATCACTAGCTTCGTATTACGCTCATAACTATATAATTATTTTGCAAACCTAGTGACCAGCCGATTTCTTTATAAAATGGTTCACCATATTTAATTGTGTGCTCGATATAAAAATAGACCCAATCTTTCATTTGCTGATTCTCAATTATTTAGTAAGTGATTTTACATTTAAGGGCTTCTTAACTGGCCCAGCTATCAACAATATCTGCCCAGTCTTGCAACATTTTGCGTCTGCTTTCTAAATACTTTGCATGGTTATAAGTAGCACGAGTTTTGTTACCATCCGCATGTGCTAATTGTTTTTCAATCCACTTATCATCGTAGTCTTTTTCATTTAAAAGCGTGGAAGCTGTAGCACGAAAATCATGTGCCGTTACATCAGATAAGCCAATATAATCAAGCATTTTATTCATTGTGGTAGCTGAAAGCATTCCATCTTGATAAATGGCAGGGAATACATATTCACGATTACCAACTAGACTACGTTGCTCTTGAAGAATGTTGAAGACCTGATCAGACATAGGGACGATATGTATGCGCTTCTTTTTCATCATCTCTTTGGGGAATGTGATAGTTCTAGCTTCGAAATCAACATAATCCCATTTCATACGCCGAATCTCGATAGTCCTAAGCATTGAGTAGAGCATTACAAGTCCAGCATTTCGAACTGTAGTAGAACCGCCATAATTATTTAATTTATTTCTAAGTTGTGCAGCCTCATGCTTTTCCATTGGTCTTGCATGTTCTATTTCAGGCCGCTCAACAACGTTTTTGACTGCATATGTTGGATCATACTCAGCTCTAAGTGTGGCGATCGCATAACGCATAACGCCACCAATAAAAGTACGATTTTGGATTGCTGATACTTCTCCGGTACCATGGTTTTTTTGACGCTTAACTCGTGCAATCGTCTTTTTCATAATTGTTAAAACGTCTGCCGAGGTAACTTCTTTAATATCCTTTTCACCAATAACTTTTAAAATATCTTTATCTAAAGCACGTTGAAAAGCTTCTTGATATCTCTCTGAACGATTAATTAATTTTTCAGCTTTATATTCTGCAGCAACATGTTTAAAGAGAACTCTATTTTCATACTCATCAGATTTAGCCTTTTTCTGGTTTTCTTTTTCTTCAACTGGATTTATGCCGCTTGCTACTAAGGATTTAGCCTCATCTCGTTTTGTACGTGCTTCGGCTAAGCCAATAATAGGGTACTCACCTAAACTCATCATTTGAGTTTTCTTAAGCCACTGGAAACGATAGCGCCAATACTTCTTTCCATTAGGTTTGATTTCAATACATAACCCGTCCGAATCACCAATTCTATAAAGCTTTTCTTTTGGTTTTGCACTTCTGATTTTTGAGTCGCTTAACAT